TCCATTGGAGTTTCTGGCGATGTCGAAAACCCGTTCGGCGAATGCGGATGTGCCGGCTGAAAAGCCGGCGGCCGTTGAAGCCCAGCCCGTTCCTGTCGAGCGCGTGTCGCTCAATGATTTCTGCCGCACGCTGTCCATCAAGGACCGCCGGGTGGAGCTGATCGGCGCCTTCCATTTCACGGAAAGCGCTGCTCGCCGCACCTCCGATACCGAGAAGCAGTACCAAGCTCGGTACGAGGCCTTCATCAAAAAGCCTGTCTAAGCCGAGGTCATCATGCCTGTATTCTTCAAAGGTCGACTGATCATCACGCCGACCAGCGCCACGACGGTCGACGACTCGGCCATGGCGAACCGCAACCTGACGGTCGGCAATAATGTCCTGCTGATCGGTTCCTGCCTGGGCGGCACGCCGAAGAAGAAGCTGAGCTTCGGCGACCCCAACGAGGCGATCGCCATGCTGCGCGGCGGTGAGCTGCTCGATGCAGTCAAGAAGGCGTTCGATCCGTCGAACCAGACCGGCGGCCCGGCCGTGGTCAACGTGATCCGCATCGACCCGGCCGAGGGCTCGTCGCTCGAGCTGAAAAACGACGCCGCCGATCCCGTGTCGGTCATCAAGATTTCCTCGGTCGATGCCGGCGAGTACACCAAGAACATTCAGGTCCGCGTCGAGGAAGGCTCCGTTCCCGAAACGGTGAAGGTCACCGTTCGCCTGGGCAACGACTACTGCGGCCCCAGCGCCGACCTGTCGACTCTGCAGGACGTGGTCACCTGGATCAATGCGAATGCCAGCACCCTGGTGAAGGCCGAGCTGCTGGACGGCGCCGACGGCAAGGTGGCGACGATCTCGTACACGTCTCTGGCCGGTGGCACGAACGGCACGCCGGCCGTGGGCGACTGGTCCGATGCCTTTCAGGTCGCGCAAACCGTGGACGCGCAGTGGATCACGCCCGTATCCGGCGATCCGGCGGTGCATGCCATGTGCGACACCCACGTCGCCTACATGTCCGACCAGGGCCGCAAGGAACGGCGCGCAAACTGCGGCACGAACCTTGGCACCAGCGACGAGGACGCCGCCGCTGCCGCCTTCAACCTGAACAACGACCGCACGTCTCTGTGCCACATCGGCATTTACGACTACGACGAGAACGGCGTCCTGAAGCTGTATCCGCCCTACATCACGGCGGCTTTGATTTCGGGCGCCTTCGCTGGCGTGAACCCCGGCACGGCGCTGACCAACAAGACGATCAAGTGCCGCGGGCTGGAGCGTGAACTGCGCAACCCGACCGACACCGACGTCCTGATCGAGGCCGGCGTGCTGTGCATCGAGTCCACCGAGCAGGGTTACAAGGTGGTGCAGTCCAACTCGACCTGGATTCAAAACCGCAACTACAACCGCCGGGAAATCTCGTGCGGCGCCGCGCTCGACCAGGTCGTGCGCAACGTGCGCGAGGCGCTGGACGTGCTGCGCGGCGAGAAGGGCAATCCGCTGCTCCTGTCTCGCGCCGCGAGCATCACCGAGAGCGTGCTGCGCGAATGCGCGCGGCCCGAGCCGCAAGGCCCTGGCCTGCTGGCCGGCGACGACGAAAACCCGCCGTACCGCAACATTCGGGTCACGCTCGAGGGCGACGTACTGCGGCCGCAGTTCGAGTGCTCGCCCGTGATCCCCGTCAACTACGTTCTCACCACTGTCTACGCGGTGCCGTTCTCCGGCACTGCTGTGGCCGCGTAAGGAGTAGCCAGTCATGGCCCAGCAAAACATCAAGGTCCACTCCGGTAACCGGATTGCCATCGTCATCGATGGCAAGCAGGTTGGCGCCCTGCAGTCGGTGCGCGCCAGCGACGACTATGGCCCCGAGCCGGCCTCCGGCATCGGCGACATTCATGCTTTCGAGCACGTCCCGTCGATGGCGCGCCACAGTCTGTCGATCAGCTCCATGGTGCTGCGCCGGCAGTCGCTGCGCTCCCTGGGCATCGCCATGGAGAACGGCGACGCGGTCCTGCAGGGCCTCGTGTTCGATATCGAGGCCTACGACAAGCTGTCCGGCGAGCTGGTCTACAAATATGTCGGCTGCTCGTATGCCTCGGGCGACGTCGAAATCAACAAGCACGCCATCGTCATGGCGTCCGGCATGTTCAATGCGCTCGACCGTGTCGGCGCCGGCGCCTAACCCCTTCTGATGCAGCAGGCCGCCCCGCTTCTGGCCGGGGCGGCATTTTCTTTGGAGAACCTCATGGCCCGTATTCCCAACCCCAAGACCGATTTCACCGTCGATGTCGAAGGCGTCGGAAAGTTCACCTTCGGCCGCCGGAAGATGGCCGACGAAATCGCCATTCAGCGGGAGTATGCGCGCATCCTGGACGGCGTCGTGCCCACCGACTGGCTCCACCTGGTGGCGAACTGGAAATCCACGCTGAAGGTCTTGATGGTCAGCGGCCCGGAGAACTGGGGCAAGGACATTTTCGGCGTCCCCACGTCCGACATCGACGAAATGGACCCCCAGGACGCCAGCGTCTACGCCACGCTGACCAGGGTCCATCTGGCCCTCATTGAAAAGGAGCGCTCCTTTCGACCTGGAGCTGCCCAAGCGGGCCAGGACGAAGGGCAAGGAGCTGGCGGGGTCACTTGAGTTCTGGTTTCGCCGAAAATACGGCCTCACGGAGACAGACCCTCGATACCTGGCGCTAAGTCGTGAGGACATGCTTACGGAGTGGTGGGCTCACCAGTACCTGGAAAACCCGAAGCTCGATGATCAGGCCGTGGTCGACGAGGATTTCGACCAAGAGGCGCTCCTGGCGAAACTCGACCAAGACCCCGACAGCGAAGACTTCGATTGGGAACAATTGACACCCTGATATGGCCGGCATCAAGATCCCCGTAGCGGCGGAATTCAGCAGCGCTGACGCCGAGAAAGCTGTCCAGCAGTTCCGGCAGCAGATGAATGCGCTCGGCCAGCAAATCGCCCAGGCGAACAAGGTCAAGTTCACGCCGGTGGACAAGGCCTCGCTCGACGACATTCGCAAGGTCGTCCAGCAGTTCGAACAGCTCCGCCGTATCCAGGGCGGGCTGAATCAACGCCTGAAGGCCACCGGTCAGGGCAACGCCGGCTTTCTGGACGTCGATTGGACGAAGCTCTACTCGGACGCCAACGCGCGCGGCCGCGCGATGCAGAAGGCCTACGAGTACGTCACCGGAACGACGTTTCAGGAGGCTGGGCCGAACGCCCCGCCGCCGGGTCGGCATCCGCACCGCGCGCCCGATCCGAACCCGAACCGGCGGCAGCCGGCTCCCGGGGGCGGCAGCGGTGGCGGTGGCCTGCCCGGCATGGCCGCCGGGGTCGCCCAGGCCGGCCTGCGGGCTGCTGGACCGATCGGTGGCGCCGCCGCCTCGGCGCTTGGCACGGGCATATCCGCCGGTTTCGGCGCTGGCCTGATGGGGCTCATGGGCGGCCTGGCTGCCCTGGCGGTGGGTAAAGCCGTCGGCGCTGTGCGCGAAAAGGTCGGGGCGGCCGAGCAGGAGTCCATCCGGTACGACATGCTCAAGCGGACGCTGGGCGACACTAACGTCAGCTTCAATGTGTTGCGCGATACCGTGCGCGCCTCGGCGAACGCCTTGGGCATGAACTTCGACGAAGCCCAGCGCCTGGCCGTGTCGTTCGCGCGCCTGTCGAACGCCACGCAGGAGCATGCGCGCACGCTTGGCGACGAGGTGCGCATCGGCGGCGGCATCGGCCGCGCCTTCGGCCTGGACCCGAGCGCTGGCGTGAACTTCTCGGCGCAGATGCGCCTGTTCGGCGTGACCGAAAACGAGCAGGACAGCCGCCGCATGGCCCTTCTCGTGGGCGAGACGATCGCGCGCGCCAGCGGCTTTTCGCAGGCCGGCCAGATCCTGCAGGCGATTGCCAGCTACACCGAGCAGCAGACTCGCCTCGGGCTGAATTCGGCGAACGTGGCCGGCTATGCCGGTTATCTCGCCTCGGCGGCGGGATCGGGCATCCCCGGCCTGGACCCGGCTGGCTCGGCAAACCTTCTGGCCCGCGTGAACTCCGCGATCCAGGGCGGCGGTGGTGGTGAGGCCGGTCAGAACTTCTTCGCCTTCCTGGGCCGCCAGATGGGCCTGGACCCGCTGCAGATGGCGGTACTGCGCGAACAGGGCGCGTTCGGCACTGGTGCCGGCGCCTTTGGCCCTGGTAGCGTGTACGCGAAATACGCACAGGCGAATGGCCTGGGGACGCCGGAAATCGCCGGATCGCATCAGACGCTGATTTCGGCGTCGCTCGGGCTTCTGCGACAGCAGTACGGCAACAACCCGCTGCTCATGGCGAACGCCGCGCAGAACCTGTTCGGCATCGGCATGAACCAGGCCATGGCGCTGTCGATGCTCAAGCCGGCGCAGCTGGGCGGGATGGAGTCGCGCCTCGGGCGGCTGGGCATCGGCCTGGGCAGCGTCAACGAGAATGCCGTAAACCTGCTGGGCCAGATCGAGACGGGGAACCGCCCCGCGCTGGCGCTAGTGGCGCGCGACCTCTACGGTCGGAAGGAAATCACCGACGCGGATCGGGGCCGGCTGGAGAGCGCCTGGGCGAGCGGCGACGACGGGAAGCTGCGCGATACGCTCGCCGAGCTGGTCGCGCAGTACGGCCAATCGAAAACCGAGGGCCAGCAAACCCGCGATTCCATCGCCAAGGTGGAGAACGCGATTCAGGAATACGCCGGCAAGATGATCCCGATCGCCAACGCCATGCGCGCTGGCATCCTGTACATCGCCGGCGGCGAGTCCGGCAAATCCTCTCAGCAGGTGCTCATGGAGGCCGAGTCGCGCGATCGCGCGGCCGGCATCCGCGAGTACTACCGGGCGCAGATGGGCGACAAGCAGGGCGAGGCCAACAAGGCGCGCATCGGTCAAATCTGGCGTCTGGAGCCTGACGACGGCACTCCCGAGGGCCGGGCCAGGGCGCATGCCGATGCCGTGCGGCGCCAGCAGGAGGCGATCGAGAAAGAGGCCGAGATCAACAAGGAAATCGAGCGCCTGCGCGGCGAAATGAACGAGGCCTTGGCCCAGGAAGAGGCACGCTTGAAGGAGGAACTCAGCCGCACGGTTCTTGCGAACGAGCAGGCCCGCCGGGCTGGGATGGCTCCCGACGGCGCCGGCGGCACGCCGCGGCCTTACGTCGATCCCGCGACGTTGTTCCCTGTAGATGGCACCCCGAGCTACGGTGCGAATCTCGGCGTCAGGTCGCCTGGCCTGGGCGTCCCGATCCGGGCCGGCCGCAATGGCGGCGGCGCCGGCATAATCGGCCCCGAAATCAACGCCGCGCTGGACGCCGCCGGCATCACCGACCCGAACGAGCGGCGCAACGTGGCCGCCATGCTGGGCGGGATCTCGGGCGTGGAGGGCGCGGGCTGGAATACGGTTGTCGGTGGCGGCACTTTCTCCGATTTCAGCCGGCATCCCAACCGGGTCGGCTTGGTGACTGGCGACGGGCCTAGCACGGCCGCCGGCGCTTTCCAGATCACGGGATCGACCTGGCGGTCGGTTGCGCCGCGCCTGGGCGTGACGGACTTCTCGCCAGCGTCTCAGGCGCGCGTGGCTATCGAGCTGATGCGTCGTCGCGGCGCGCTCGGCCTCGCCAAGGCCGGCGATTTCGACGGCGCGGCCTCCCGGCTCGGCAGCGAGTGGCAGGGCCTGCCGACGGGCACCAGCGCGTACCAGGGCAGCCGGTCATGGAGCGATTTCCACGGGCATGTGAAGGCGGCGGGTGCCAGCTATGATGCTCTGACGCCTCTGCCGGAGTCGCCCGCGGCGTCGGCCGGCGGCCCCCTCGGCAGCGGCCTGTTTAGCCCGGTGCCGTTGTCCGGGTCCTTCACTCATCGCCTGGACCTGACGCCGGAGGCCCAGCGCCTGCTCAATCCGCTGCCGACGGTGCAGACCGCCTTCGGGCCGCCCATGCCGAGCGGGGTGCAGTAATGCCGCGCGTGCTCTCACATGTCCCGCAGCTCGAGGTTCGCCTCTACAAGACGATCTCGCGCTCGACGGACGGCCAGCTTCCCGTATCGCAGCGGTATGCCGGCAAGGCCGATTACATCGACCTCACGCCATTCCTCGGCGACGGCAGCGCCGTGCGGACCTCCAAGTCCGTGCGGGAGCCGGCCGGCGGTTTCACGATCACGATCCCCGACAAGGCCAACAAGACCGGCACGACGCTGGAGTCGGTCTATGGCCTGGTCGAGCCGATGGACGTGGTCGAAATCCGCATGAGCCATCACCCGGTGGCTGTCCCGCCCGTCATCATGCGTGGTTTCGTGTCTGATATTCGCCGCACGCAGACCATGGGCGCCCAGGGCCGGCCGCAGCGGTCGATCGTCGTGTCAGGGCACGACTACGGCAAAATCTGGCAGATGCTGCAGATCCTGTTCCTGCCGCAGATGCTGTCCGGCCAGGGGCTGCTGACGAACTTCAAGCTGTTCGAGCTGTTCGGCGTGGGCTTCGAGAATGCCATGCCCGCGGGCGATTTCATCCAGCAGATGATCGAGAAGGTCGTCAACAAGCACCTTCGGGAAATGATGCCCGAGAAGTCGCCCAACCCGACCGAAATCACGCCGGATATCCTGGTCAAGCATGGCACGGTCAGCGTGAATATGGACGGGCAGGACGGCCGCACGGTGTACGACATCATGAAGTTCCACGGCGACGTCGGTATCTGGAACGAGCTGTATGTCGAGGACCGGCAGGATGGCGTGTATGGCGTCTACCGGCCCACGCCGGCGCTGCATGTCGTGGCTCCCGAGGGTAGCTCCAGCCGGCTCATTCAGGAGGATGCGCCGGAGCCAGTGTATGTGGAAATTCTCGACCACGAAATCATCAGCCTGGGCGTGTCGCGCTCGGATGCCAACGTGGCAAATTTCTATTGGGTGCGCGGGCCGAAGTTCAACCTGACGACCGACGTGTACCGCATGCAGTTCGGGCTCGGCGCCGACACGGTGTCGCTGAAGGATTACCCGAACGCGGCCGAGAAATACTACGGGCCGCGCGCGATGTACGCTGACACGCAGCAGGGCGGCGACGCCACGCTGAACCACGGCAGCGGTCAGGACGCGGAAAGCGACCAGCGGCGCAAGGTGGAAATCGGCGACTGGATCGACCAGCGGCGCAAGGCCATGGTCGACATGAACAAGGACAACGTCATCCTCGAGCGCGGCTCGGCGCGCATCAAGGGCGGCGCCATGCGCGCCGACGGCACGGAGCCGATGAAGCCAGGCGATTACGCCCGCGTGCGGCAGGGCCAGTTTACGGCCGACTACTACGTGCCGGCGATCGAGCACGAATTCTTGCCCTATCAGGGCTTTTTCTCGACGCTGCATCTGGAGCGTGGCGAGGGCTTCGTGGAGCGCGTGCGCCTTGGCGGCGGCCGCCAGTCGCCCTGGCTCGTCGAGCAGATGCGGCGTCCCGTTTAGGGGGTTCCATGAGCCTTGCACTGGCCCGCGTGGCCGCTTCCCATCCCGAGGACAATTCCGTCGACCTGGTGCTGGTCGACACCGGCGCGCGCCTGGCCGGCGTGCAGGTGCTGTCTCCCTCCGGCAGCAGCCGGGCCGGCACTGTCGACCTGCCTGTGGTGGATGAGCCCTCCGACGGAAAGTGGGGCATGCAGGCCACCGGCCACGACATGATCGCGGTGGTGGGCTACATCGGCCGGCAGCCGGTGGTGACCGGGTTCCTGTACCCGCAGGTCAACCAGATGCTGTTCAAGGACCCCAAGCTGCGGCTCTCGCGCCATCAATCCGACGTGTACACGTCGATCGACGGCGACGGGAACATGCAGGTGGTGCATCCGAGCGGGACGTACATCCGCGTCGGGGAGAGCGCCGACCTGGATGACCTTGCGGGCAAGGACGCCGACGGGAACATGGCGGTGGATCGAAACACCGGGCGGAAGGTGAGCGTGCGCATCGGGATGGGCGGCGGCACGGCCACCTTCACGATTTCGCCGGACGGCGCCGTAACCCTGCAGACGCAGCAGACCGTGACCGTCGAGGCAGAGGGAAACGTGACGATCAAGGCCCCGCACATCGAGGCGGACACGCCGCAGGTTCACTGCACGGGCGACGTGATCGTCGACGGCGATGTGGTCGCGTCAGGGATCAGCCTGGTACATCACACGCACGGTGGCGTCGAGCGTGGCGGCTCGAAAACCGACGAGCCTAGTTGAACGACACCATCTTCGGCAGCGGCGCGACATCCTCTCCGCGCAGGCTGTCGACCATCCGCTGGCACATTTCCATGGTATTCGTGGCGGTCACCCGGAAAAATTTCGCCTCGCCGGCCTTGGGGTATGGCCGGGTAACCTCGATCTCGGCCACAGCCCAGCCGTTCTCATAGCGCGTGACGCCGGCGCGGACGTTCTCAGGCCCGAACATTTCCTCATAGTCGCCGACCAGATCCTTGCGGTCACCGATCGCCTCGCATCGAATGTACGCAAGGCCGTTGCCGTCATTCCTGAAGTTGAACCACTGCTCGGCCGCCGCTGGTGTCGTCGCGGCCGCCGCGGCCAGAATCGCAAAAACGAGCGTTTTCATCGTTGCCCCCAACGCCTTTTTCGTCGTGACCATACCCTTGGGCAATGGCAATTTCCACCCCGCCTACCTCGCAAAAAGCGGGCGCCCGCCCGATCTCCTTCGTGCTGGATGACCGCGCGGGGGGATCAGGGCCATCCTGGGTCCCGCTGGTGATCCGGCCGGAAGACCTCACGCGCACGGAGCCGGCGCGCGTGGCTACCCACCAGACCCTGGGGCGCGACGTGATCGGCTGGTCCGATCACTTTGGCGCGGGCCTGCCGAACATCACCATTTCCGGTCATACCGGCTGGCGCCAGCACAGCTCCTACGGCGACGGCGCGCGCGAGTTCGAGCGTCTGAACCAGCTTGTCGCGCGGGACTATCCCGACGCCAAGCAGCGCGCGATCGATACCGGCCGCGACCCGGGCCTGGTGCGCCTGATCTTCGTGGACAACCTGAACAACGCCGTCTGGACGGTCGAGCCGACCACCTTCGTGCTGCGCCGCTCCAAGAGCCGGCCGCTGCTCTACCAGTACAACATCGTCATGAACGCCATCGACACCCGCGCCAGCGCGCCGGTCATGGACCTGCCGTTCCTCGGCGATGCCGCGGCCGGCATGAATGCCCTGGACCGTGTGCTCGGGCAGTTGGGTGGCTTCTCGTCGAACGTCGAGGGCTGGGTGAACGACGCCCTGCGCGGCGTGGAGCATGGCTGGGCGCCGATCGGCGGCACCGTGCGCGAGTTCATGGACGTGAGCAATCGCGTGTTTTCGGCCGTCGACCGGACGGCGCGCGCCATCAATGGCGGGATCAGCGGCGTCGGAAACATCCTGATCGGCACTGCCGGCGATCTGGCGATGATCGGCACCAACGTGTTCCGGTCGATCTCGGCTGTGGCCTCGATCCCCTACAACCTCCAGCACACGATCGGCCGCGTGGCCTCGTCGTATCAGGAGGCATACTGCATTTTCCGCAATTCGCTGCGCCCGCGGCGGGTGTACGACGATTACGGCGATCTGTTCGGCGCCTCTAACTGCTCGTCGACCACCGGCGGCCGGCCGTTCTCGGCCTTCAGCGACACCAACGTGTTCGATCTGGCGATGCAGAGGTCTTCGCCCGTGTCGCTGAACGAGAGCGCGCTTTCCGCCATGTCGGCGCTGCGGTCCTATGACCCGGTCAGCTACCAGATCACGCCGGCCGAGCTGAACCGCTACCTGGGCAACGTCGTCCAGGGCTTCGGAGGCGTTACCGTATGAGCACCTTCGAGCGAAGCGTTACCGGCTTCCGGCACGCCGAGACGCACCACGGCGACGACCTCCAGGCTGTCGCGCTGCGCGAGCTTGGCGACGCCAACCGCTGGCACGAGCTGGCCTGGCTGAACGACCTTCTGCCGCCGTACCTGACCGACGACCCCGAGCGCGCCGGCGATCGCGTGCTGCTGACCGGCAGCATGATCCTGGTCCCGTCGCTTCCCAAGCCCTACGAGCCGGGCCGGGATACCGACGAGGTGTACCTGAGCGACTGCGTGGTGGTCGATGGGCAGTTGCGCGACGACGGCGCCGGCGACCTCGGTATCGTCTCGGGCCGCGCTAACCTGAAGCAGCAGCTCCTGCATCGTGTCACCACGCCGCTGGCGCAGCTGCGCCGCCACCCGGACTACGGCTGCGGCGTCTATCGCATCCTGGGCGTCATCAATGGCCCCACGGCCGGCCAGCTCGGCGCGGACTATGTCCAGACGGCCCTGCTGTCGGATTTCCGCGTCTCGCGCGTGAAGCGCACCGAGGCGGAAATCACCGGCGATGCCGTCAGGATCTCGGCCGAGGTCGAGCCGGTCACCGGCGGCGATCCCGTCGACCTGTCGTCTTCCGGCGCATGGAACCCCTGGCCCTGGGACCGTCCGCCCGAGCCCGAACCGCCCGATCCTGGCAGCGGCGGCTGGGGTGAGAATTGGGACCAGAATTTCGGTAGCTGACGATGGCTACGGACGCGAAAGCATCACCCAACCTGGGGCTCGTAGCTGGTTGGAAGACGGGGGAGTCCGGCT